AAAAGAAATGCCGAAAGGATGATGCCAGGTACGGCAAATTCCCGATGGGTAAATACTCCGATAAAATTGAGATCCTGATATCGGACGACGATTTTTACCGACACGGCTGGGAACTAACGCTCACCGATACCATTGCCTTTGGCAAATGTGTTGAGCGCCACGCCAAACTGATGATGTACACGTTTGTGGGCGGATACAGCATGGTAATGGAACTGCAGGCAGCAATACTCAGGTTCCAGGAGGAGTCGGGGTTTTACGAAGACATTTGGAAATTTGAAAGCATAAGCAAAGATTTTCAGCGAAACCAGCCCGACAGGGTTAATATTTCGAAAGAAATAATTGTTCAAATTAAGAATATTTCTTTGGGGAAGTTGTCCAAACTAGGGACAATTTCCCCGCAAGCCATCAAGCACTATGAAAACACTAAACAAGCCGGCTGAATCGCTGGCCGGCAACCTCGAACTTTTCATCACGCCAACCACCAACATCGACGAACAGGTATTTCAGAATAATATCGTGGTAGATGAAACCCTGCTGCTGAAAATAATTTGCATGCGCGAAACGCTGAGCCATACCGTAAGAGCAACCAAAACAGCAGCAGGCGTAAAATACTCGCACAAAATTACCGCGCAGGTTTACGGGCAAAGCGAAGAAAACGACGAGCTGTTAAACCAGTTTTGCCGGTACAAATTGCTGGCAGTAATTAAATCGACAACCGGTAATTACTACATGGTAGGCACACGCGATATAGGGTTAAACCTTGAATTTGAGTACGACAGCGGAGCCGATGCATCGGCAGCCAAGGGATACAAGCTGACCCTTACAGGCGACCTGCCCGGCAATACCACGGCGCTTCGCGGCGAATGGTACCCGCTATAAATCAACACCTTACAACAATACAAAAACAAAAACCGCCCTTTAACAGCGCGGTTTTTGTCCTTTTATAAGCCTGATTTTGAGTACACATTTGCCATAAAATCAGGCAATAGAAATGAAAAAAATTGTAATCGACGGACAAATTGGTCCCTGGCAGTACTCGAAACAATACGTTAGGGAAATGCTGAAGGACAGCGCCAAAGAGGAAGTTGAAGTAAACGTTAGCAGCCTGGGCGGCTCGGTTGACGATGCCATCGACATACACGAACAATTTGCAGCCCATGGCAACATCACAATTTTATATACCGGATTTAATGCCTCATCGGCAACACTCCTGGGACTGTCGGCCAAAAAGATCAGGATGAGCGAAAACGCATTTTACCTCATTCACAAACCCATGTTCTGGGTCGACCTATTCGACCGCATGAACGAGGATGATATAGATGCCACCATTGCCAACCTCGAGAAACAAAAAAACGATCTTGGAAAAATTACCCTGGTACTTGCCCGCATGTACAAGGATAAAACCGGCATGAGCATACAGGAAGTACTCAACCTGATGAAAGAAGAAAAATGGCTCACGGCCGAGGAAGCAAAGAAAATGGGATTTGTGGATGAAATTGTAAAACCAGCCCAGGCAGTTAACTATTTGGAAGATGTGAACATGATGAAAATGGTAGAAGCATCAGGCTACCCGGTACCCGGCCGCACACCAAAAGTGAGTGTGCCAGCTCCTCCCCCCGCAAATATTGACGAAACAAAACTGATTGACAAGATTACAGCCCGCATTACCGAAATTTTTAAACCAAAACATACAATGAAAAAACAATTCACCCTTGTAAATACTGCCCTGAAAGTTGAAAAACTTGAAAGCACAGAAGAAGGCGTATTTTTTAACGAAACGCAGCTGGAAGCGATTGAAGCAGAACTCGCAAGAGTAGCAACAGCCGAAACCGCCCGCACCGAAGCCGAAACCGCCCGCGACAATGCCATTGCCGCGCAAACTGCAGCCGCCAACGCATTCGATACCCTCGATGCAACCGTAGCAGCTGCCACCACCCCCGAAGCCAAACTGGCAGCCATAAAAACGCTGCTCGCAGCCAAACCAGCCGAAAAACCTGCCGGTGTAAAAACCGATGGAGATCCTGCTGCCGCTTCGGCTGATGGCGTTGACTGGGAAACACTGAACAGCCTGCCGCATATGAAGCAGCAGATTTAAGAACCAAACTAAACCCCAAAACTCAAATACTCAGTTAAAACATGGACACCTCCGAAATTATTACCGCATTTGGAGCATACTACTTGAACTCAGGCCAGAACATGGCCCGTATACGTGGCATGCTCACCCAGGGACTTGTTACCCCGGGCATTTGTACCCCGATTGTAACCGATGATACGGTTTACCAGCTCGGGCAGCTTACTATCGCGAATATTGTTCAATCGTTCCAAAAAGGATGGACGCCCAAAAACGCTGCTGCCATTACCCCGAACGAGATCCGCAATTTCCGCTTCAAAGTTGACGAAGCCATATGGCCCGACGATATTGAAGATACCTGGCTTGCTTTCCTGAAAAATGAAAGTGTTGACCGCAAGGACTGGCCGCTCATTAAATTCCTTATCGAGCATCCTGAGCAGGGATATATCGCAAAAATTAACAGCGATATGGAATTGAAGGAATACGGGCACGGCGTTTATACAGCTCCTACTCCCGGAACTGCCGGAACAACCGGACATGGAATGAACGGACTGATCAAGCTGCTGCAGGTAGGTGTTGATGCCGAAACCATCAACTCGATCGACATTGAAGCATTATCAACTGATACCATCTTTGACCAAGTTGAACTTTTCATCGACGGAATCCAGGAAATATACCAGCATGTTGCCATGGATGTATGTATGAGCCCCAAATGGGCTAAAGCCTACCTTCGCGACAAACGCGCCCAGGGATTTTACACCATCTCTTCGGATAAATCAGTCGATCTCGGTATCGATTTCTCACCGCAGAACATCAAGGCATTGCCATCACTGAACGGAAGCGACGTGATTTTTGCCACCCCAAAAACCAACCTGATCCACCTGACTGGCAAAACCGCCAGCAAAACCAATATCAAAATTGAATCGTACCGTCGTGAGGTATCATTCTTCTGCGACTGGCGCGAAGGATTAGGCTTTGGCATGGATGCAGCCGTATGGACCAACATTCAGAAAACTGTAGCCCCTGGCGGATAACAGACAATAGCCCCGGTTTCCCGGGGCATTTTCACACCTAAAAAAACCTTGTAAAAAATGGCACTCGCTTTAGAGAATATCAATAAAAACCTTCCCGGAGGATGCAATCCTGGCGGAATCGCGCAGAAAATATTCTACGCATTTTGGGAAGATGTAAAAACCTGGCCGACCAAACCCGACCTGGCAACTGTAACAGCACTCGAAGACCTTGCCGTGCTGACCGGAGACATTATTATGCAAACCGGTAAACGCTTTTTCGAACTTTACCTGACCGACGACACCGGCGAATTCAAAATTGAAACCGTTGGTGAGAAAGATGGTAAATCATTTGTTGAGCATCTTTCACTGTTCCACCCCGGACTACAGAAAACCGTACTCGGCTTCATAAACGCGGCAAAAAATGCCAACCTGGTATTTATTGTTGAAGATGCAGCCGGCCAAATGTACCTGATGGGTGATTCACAGCGTCCCGCAACACTCGACGGATCGCCTGAGGGTATTGGCACAGGAAAAGAAACTGCTGCCCGCCGTGGCGTGAGCATGGAGTTTACCTACAAAACCTGCAACGCCTACATTTACGAAGGCGATATTCCTTTAACACCTGCAGTTTAACAAATGTCGTGGAAGGAGCATTATAAGGTAGTTGGGATAGTTCCCGGAAAGGTGATCACTCGCCAGGCCGGGCCTATTGATTTCAGTCGGGATGATATCCCTCTGGCGACAATTGAAAAACTGTACCAATCCGGATGCAGGTACCTGAAACCAATTCGTAAAAAGCATACATCGAAACAAACCACTGAAAGCCCTGAATAAGGGCTTTCAGTTCTTATACTTTAAGAAATGACACCAGCAGAAAAAGTACAGCAATGGATTGATAATGGCGGCGATTTTAATGCCGGCCTTTTACTTTTAAGTGAAATAGGCAAAAACAAAAGCATTATCAGGATTATGTCGGGAAGGCCAAAACGATATGTCGGGAAACTGAAGTACGAATTACTGAAAGCGGTAAGGACTTCGAAAATGGAAATAGTTGCTCCGGATCCGGAAAATGAAGATACCGGAACCGATACCGGAACCGATACCGGAACCGGCGAAGATACCGGCACGGATGCCGGAACCGGCGAAGAACCGGCAGAAACACCAAATCTGCTTGCAGGCAAAAAGCAAGCAGAAACAAAAGCAATCGTACCCGGTAACGAAAAGCGGGAAGACTGGAGGGATAAAACCGGATCAAAACAGGATCAAGAAACTTACCCCCCCGATATTGAGAAAATAAAATCGGAATATTCGAGGCTCTACAACCTTCGCGCACAACAGCATTCGCTGATGACGGATGTGCCACCCGACAACACAGCCGAAAATGTGAAAAAACGGAAAGTGCTGAGCGATTCGATATCGGAAATATCGCAGCGCCTGGAACTGCTGCATGCTGCCAAAGAAGCGTATTTCGAAAACGGTACCATGCCCGACATGCAAACATTATTTGCACCACCAGCTGAAGAGAAAGAGGCAGAACTGCCAAACGATATTGCCGAGTTGAAGAAAATGAAAAAAACGCTTCAGATCAGCATTCACAAGGCAAAAAACAAACTCGAGTACCAGGAAGAAACCAAACAACGCAGAGCTAACCCAATGCCACCCGGTCCGAAAAGGCTGGACCTGGAAAAAACAATTGAGGAAAAGCAAGGCGAAGTTGAAAAAATAGAATTTAAAATTGTAGAACTTGCCCATACTCGTTAAAACTCGCACGCTTGTAGACGCTAAACCACAGGAAACCGGCAACGCCGGCCCTGTGGTTTTATCGGTTAAGGCCCAACCCGAAATATTCAGTGCCGATCACAGGATCCTCACGCAAACCATCGGGGAACTGGTTCCAGGGCAAAACCTGCATTTTTACTCTTGGGCAACCTTTAACCTGGTAAGGCTCATCATTTACCTGCTCAGGCAAACCGGTCCGGCCAATTTGCTGATGACGAGCTATAGCTTCAGCCAGAAATCGATTGAAGAATTGCTGGCGCGCAAACAAACAGGACTGCTGCAGTCGGTACGCTTGCTGATTGACAACCGGGTGCGGGTGATGAGCCCGAAACCATTTCAAATGCTGCAAACCGCATTTGATTACCGGTGTACATCGGTGCATGCGAAAGTAGCCCTGATTTATAACGATAACTGGAAAATAAGCATTGTTACCAGCCAGAATGCAACTGACAATCCGAAGCTAGAGAGAGGAATAATTTTTACCGATCCGGAAGTATTTGAATTTGACTTTAAAGTACTTGAAAATGAATTTGATTCAGGCAGCACATAAATAATTCACCAGATGAAAAAGCAAAACAAAAACTTAAAATCATGTTCAAATTGCTATCCATGGAGAGATCTGTTGTGTGATGAATGTACTGGA